AATATTAGCAGCTAAAGATATTAGAACAACTGCTAATGGTAACTTCGGTTATGTAAATGTAACTACAGATTTAGATGTAGACAACAATGCAAACGTTGATGGTAACTTAGTAGTTGATGGTACAACTACATTAGGTGATGCTGTTGGCGATACTGTAACAATCAATGGTAACGTATCAAGAATGGTACCAAGTGCCAATGGTAATGCTTTAGGTATTAATGACAAGAGATGGGCTGGTCAATTAACAACACTTAGCACAACTGGAGACATTACAGCATCCAGCGATGTAGATGTTACTGGCGAAGTTAATGCTGGTACATTACTAGTTAATGGAGCATCAGCTTTCAAAGGAAACAGTACTTGGCACAGATCTGGAACAGCTGCTAACTTAACGATAACAGCAAACTCTACTCAACATAATATGGGTATTGGTGGTATCGTTTGTTCTAACTTAGTTGTATCAGGTACAGCAACATTACCATCAGACACAGCATTAACATTATCAACAGTTAGTGGTGACACAGTAAACGTAGCTGATGTTATAAACTTAGGTACAGGTTCAAATGCAAATCCAAAAGTTATATTTGGATCAGATGCTGGTAGTGGATCCAAAGCAAATGTTATTTTCCAGGATGCAGAATTCAGTACTACATTTACGCCAAGACAAGACAATACAATTGACATTGGTACATCTTCTAAAGGATTTAGAACTGGTTATTTTGATACAAGCGTTGTAGTTGGAACTACGGTTGCAAACACAGAAGCAGTACTAGCAGATAACATTTATGCTAGAGACGATTTAGTTGCAAGTTATTCATCAGATCAACAACTAAAAGATAATGTATTAGTGATCGATAATGCCCTAAATAAGTTAGAGCATATTGGAGGGTATTCATTTACTTGGAATGACCTAATTCAAGACCCAAGAGTAGGTAGCGATGACTATGGTGTTATTGCACAAGAGATAGAACACATCTTACCTGCAGCAGTTAAAATTAACTCAAGAGGTCACAAAACTGTTAACTATAATGCAGTAATTCCACTATTGATTGAAGCAGTAAAAGAACTATCTGCTAAAGTTGATTACTACATGAATGCTGAAGAAGGAGATGAAGAGTAATGGCAGATCAAATTAAACATGGTGGTGTCGAGGTTGTTAATGCAGCAGCTAAAATAACAGACTCAGCATTAGCAAATGTAATTTCAGCAACAACAGTTTCTGGTAATACTTCTAAAGTACCAAACGTAACTGTAGATGTTAAGGGCAGGGTCACTAGCTTGAGTAGCACGACTGTTAAGATGACTGGAGTCGATTTTGAAGCCTCTGGTAATACTCTAGTAGATCAAACAATATTTGTCGAGACCACAGCCCCAACTTCGTCGGACGGAGAAAATGGAGATGTGTGGTATCAGACTATTTCGTAAATAGGAGCCAAAGTGGCAACCATACATTATACAAAAACTTGGACAGGAGCAGATAGAGATTTTCAGGCCTCATTCGTAGGACCTGAGTCTCAGCGCGACCTACAAGAATTCTATCTTGGTGGCTACAGTAAACTCTATCTAGGAAACTATACAAAAACATATGCCAAAGTATGGACAGGTACTTATGGCAAACTCTATGAAAAGGTTTGGTCTAAAGTATGGATCGGCCAATATTCAAAACAATACACAGCTACCTATACAGGCGTGTATTCAAAATCATACGAAGGACAATTCACAGGCAGTTATAGTAAGGTCTATGCAAAAGTATGGACTGGTAACTATGCAGCACAGTATGGTGCACAATGGATCAAAGCATACGACAAAGTATGGGTTGGCACATACACAGGAACGTATTCAAACAACACAACTTATCTAAGACAGTACACTGGTCAATACACAGCTAACTATGTAAAACAATGGTCTGGTGTTTTTGCTAAACTTTGGTCTGGAAGTAGAACTTATGATGGTCAATACGGTGCACAGTACGAAAAAGTTTGGACAGGTCAATACGAAGGTGCGTTTACAGGATATTATACAAAAGCATATGTTCAATCATGGACAGGCGTTTATGATCACCAGTGGTCTGGTTCGCATAGAACATATAGACAAGAAGCAGGTCAATTTGCTGCAGACTATACTAAAGCATATCAAGGTGACTGGTCAGGCGCATGGGTAGGTCAATATGACCAAACGTGGGGTAGTGATACACAGTACTCAGGTCAATATGCAGTACAAACTAATTATGTTGCTCAATGGATAGGTCAAAATTGGTATAAGAACTGGGTTGGTCCTACTGTAACATATTACTGGATGCGAGACATTGATGGTGAACCAGATATTGGTCCAGGTTGGTCTCAGGCAGTAACACAGTTTTCTCAGGTATATCAAAGCTCTACAGACGCAAACTATACAGGTATAACTCAGTGGACAGGTGTCTGGATTGGTTCACAACCTAATCCCAATTTTGGTTATCAAGGCGCAACTTGGGTAGGAGCTACTGGCGAAGCAAACTATGAAGGATTCACACATGAAGTTGAACCTTCATATCCATATCCTCAATTCTTTTATTCGCCAATGTGGTATACTGGTACTACTACCAGCTGGACATCTACATTTACTGACTATCCATTTACTGGTGTTTATCAAGAAATGTCAGCAGAACAGTGGGCAGGAAATGTCAACTATGTTGGTCAGTATAATGAAAGTTGGGAAAAAGCATACACAGGATACTTTGATAAAGATTGGTCAAAACTTTGGTCTGGTACAAGATTCTTTACATCACCAATATACTACAATCAATATACTAAAGCATATACAGGTTACTTTGATGGTCAAACTTGGAACAAAGTATACTCAAGAGATTGGGTAGGACAAAGAGATCATGGCTTCACAGCTCAATATGCTAAACTGTGGTCTGGTTCAAGAACATTTTCTGGACAATACGGAGCACAATATGAAGGACTATTTGCTCAAGCAGGTTCACCTTACAGTAAACAATGGACTGGTGTATATGAAGGAGCTGCTACTTATGGTGCTCAGAATAAAACCACTGGTGCAAGTTTTGAAGGTGTGTTTACAGGATACTATACTGGGTACTATGAAAAAGCATATGGTGCTCAATATACAAAACTATGGTCAGGTTCATACACAGGATACTATACTAAAGTCTGGCAAAGACAATGGACTGGAGTATATACTAAAGCATACGAAGGTACATTTGATAATCAATGGACAAAAACATATGAAGGTTCATTTGTAGGTAACTATGTCGTACAATATGGTAAGGCATGGACAGGTACTTTCAACGCACAATATAATAAATTATACTTAGGTAATTACGTTAAGACATATAGCTCTGTGTTCTTAGGTCAGAGTGGATCACAGTGGACAGGTACAGAGAACTCAACATACACTAAGGCCTATACAGGTGCAACAACTTACAACACTGTATATACAACTACAACAAATACACTGTCAACTAAAACTGGTCACTTGAATCAAGATGGTAAAACTAGAGTTAAATCAGATGGTGCATGGAAAGAAGCTGAAAAAGTACATATCAAGAAGAACGGTACATGGCACGAAACAAAATCAGTATTTGTTAAAGAGAACGGTGCTTGGAAGATTGTTAATATTGGTTGGGAAAGAACAGACATTAACATTACATCAAATCAAGCTAACTTCAATCTAAGAGCTGAGTTGGATGCATTGAGTAAAGCACCAGCAACAGTACCTCAGTTAGTAAACATCTATATTGATGGTGCTGATGTATATTCTACATCTTCAACACCTGCTATGGATTTAGCAGATGGTATGGGTGCTATTAACATTGGTGGACAAAGTATCAAACACTTAGTAAGAGTGTTCGTACATCCAGATGCAAGAATTATAGGTATGGCAGGATCACCTGGTGGATCTAATGCTACAATACAAACAGGTTATGATGGCGGAGCTGGTGGTGATGCTATCAAGACTAATGCCTCAATAGAATTGTTTATTGAGAATTATGGTATCATTGCTGGTGGCGGTGGTGCTGGTGGAACTGGTGGTTATCCAGTATCGGGAACAAGTATACAAGTAGTCGGTGGCGCTGGTGGTTACGGAGCAGGTTATGCAAGCATCAGTGGAACAGTAACAAATATCCTAGAAAACAATTCGTTGATCAATGGAACTAATGCAACGAATGATATGGGTATTCACGGGGGAAGTGGAGGACTATTAGGTCAAAGAGGAGCCGCTGCAGGTGGATATAAAAATCCAAATACTGGTAGTCAGGTCGCTGCAGACGGAGCTTTGAAAACCAAATACGAGAAATCCGGTAATGGAGGTGTTCCTGGTGCAGCCATAGTTGGTTATGATGCATCGAGAGTAACTTTTATAAATACTGGTAACGTATGGGGCGACTCAAAGTATAAGTATAGGACCTAATAGTAAATGTCAAATCCACTAAGAATTAAATCAACAGGCGGAGGTGCTTTTCTTGGATTACAAGAAATGCAAACTTCCGAGATGGATTATTCCGTCCATCAGATTCTTACTGAATTCAATACAGACAACGTTGGCGCCGGTACGATTAATATTGGTACTGGAGGAACTTCACGTGGAACATTTACAGACACAGTTAGAGATGAGGATGTAGGAACACACCCATCTACAAATAGTATATCTTCAACTGTATACACATTATATCAAAACGTAGCAGCTGTATCAGAATCAAGTATGTCACAACCATTGTTTATCAATGATGATGGTTATGCAGCAGAACATTCAAACAATTTAAACACAGTTCTTATATCAAGAGCATTAGCAAACTTAACTTCCAATGGTCTTGGATCATATTGGATGTCGCAAGCAAATCCAAATACACAAACACACAGCGACACTGGTTTCTATATTGACAACACAATTAGATCTGCCGAAGGCGGAACAACGACTGTAAGATATAAGTTATGGAGAAAGACTGCAGGTGTAAGTGCTCCATCAACTGTAAGACCAGCTAAGTTATATAACAGCTCAAACATTAAAGAGATGACTGATGGTGAAATCAAATCACTAGCAGCAAGACTACGAAACAGAATAACATACGCAGGTATTGGTGAATATAGATTAGCTTCATCGGATCCATCAGGCGGTGGACAGGTATGGAGATTATGTTCAGATAGCATGACTGATACCAGACAGACTATTGCAGATCAATCTTATACTGGTAACTATGTTGGACAATTTGCTGATCAGTATACTAAGTCTTATGTTGGTTTCAGAAGTATCAACTATACAAAAGAATACCAAGCGGTTTATGAGAAGGCATATACAAAAGCATATGTAGGTGTTTACTTAGGTCAATATACAAAAGAATATGCAGGTCAGTATGAAGGATCATTTACTGGTTATTTCAATAAAACTTATGAAGGCTCATATGATAAACAATATGAAGGTGCGTTCATTGGTGTATACTCAAAACAATTTACAAAGCAATGGACCGACGGTTATGTAGGTGCATATACAAAATCATATATTGGACAATACAGCAAACAATTTGAAGGAGCATTTGATAAACAATATGAAGGTGTCTTTACTGGATACTTTACAGACAACTATGACAAAGTGTGGCTTGGAAACTACACAAAGAACTATGCAGGTCAATTTACAAAAGCGTACATCGGTCAATACACTAAGGCGTACGAAGGTTCATTTGATGGTCAGTACGGTAATAATTTTGCTGGTCAATATACTGGGATCTACACCAAGCAATACGAAGGAGCTTTTGATCAAACATGGATTGGCGTCTATGAAAAGACATATGAAGGTTCATTCACAGGTACGTATGTTGGATACTACGAAGGTCTTAAACAGTTCGTTGGAACCTTTGAAGGTAATTGGACAGGACAGTATAACAAAGGTTACGTAAAAATATATGTTGGATCCTATGAAGGAACATATGCTGGCGACAGAACATACAGTGCACAATATGCAGACCAATATCAAAAAGCATATATTGGTAACTGGGTAGCAACATATGTTGGTCAATACACAGGTCAGTTTACAGGTACAAGAACATACACAGGACAATATACAGGATACTACACAGACAATTATCTTGCAACTAACTACGTAAGACAATATGCTAAACAGTATGAAGGTCAAAGAGCATACTCAGCTCAGTATTCTAAAAACTATCTGAAGCAGTGGACTGGTGTTTATACAAAACAGTATGAAGGAACAAGAACTTATGAAGGAACATTTGTAAGTGGATCCGAGTTCTATACAGGTTTCTTCTTACAAGGAACTTACCAAGGCGACTATGTAAAAGCGTTTGCTCAACAGTTTACTAATCAATACCAGAAAGCATATACAGGAAACTATACTAAAACCTATGAAGGCATATACCAACGAAATTATGTAAAAGGTTATACTGCTGTATATGAAGGTCTTTATAATAGACAGTACGAAGGTGTATACACAAGAAACTATGCTAAGCAATATACTGCTCAATACGAGGGTGCTTATAATAGAACTTATACTGGTTACTATACGAGAAACTATATTAAAGATTATGGTGCCAACTATGTAGGTCAGTTCAATACAACCTACACTGGCGTATACACAAGAAACTATGCTAAGCAATATTCTGGTACTTACGATTCAACTTGGACTGGTTTATACTCAACAACCTTTACAGGTCAGTATGGTAGAAACTATACTAAGACTTACCAGGGTCAATATACTAAAGCATATACTGGTAACTATACTAAGCGTTACACTGGTACGTATACAAGAAACTATTTAAAACAATATACAGGTCAGTATACAAAAGCATTTAGTGGTACTTACACTAAAGCATATACTGGTTACTATGCTACAAATTATCAGAAAGCATACACTGGTCAATACACCAAAGCATATACTGGTAACTATACAAAAACTTATACTGGTCAGTATGGTAGAAACTATACTAAGTCGTACACTGGTAACTATACAAAACAATATACTGG